ATGCGCAAACCGAAATTCGATCCGCAGACGCTTCTCCTCATCCAGCGCGACTACGAGGAGGGCAAGCTGGGCCTCGAAGATATCGGATTGCGATATGGATGTTCGGGGGCGCTGATCTGCAAGTATGCACGGCAACATGAGTGGCGTCGGCGTCGACAGACAACCGAAGCGCAAAAGCGAGCCATGGCGGCACCAAAGCCGCGCAAGCCCGCAACCAAGATCATCGCGCAACGGCTGTGCAAAGTGATCAATAGAAAGCTCGATCAGATGGAGAAGGACATGGCAAGCGGTGCGTTGAGTTCCGCCGATCTGGAGCGCGATGCCAAAACGGTCGCGTCGATGATCGGCGGCATGCAGAAGGTGGTTCAGGTTCCTGGCGAAGACAAGGTGATGAAGCCCGATGATGCAAACGCCGGAGCCGGAAACGCCCATGAGGTGGAACGACTTCAGCGCGAGATTATCGAGCGCTTTGAGCAAATCGAGCGCCGCCGGGCGTCTGAAAGAGGATCTGGCTGAGTTAGCGGGCACACTGAGCGCGGCGCACCTGGAGCTGATCCTCGGCCATTGGCCGCTGTGGGCGCGATCCGATCAGTTGCCGCCGTCAGCGACGCAGGGCGGTGACGACTGGCGGGTGTGGCTTATTCTCGGGGGGCGCGGTGGGGGCAAGACGCGCGCGGGCGCCGAGTGGGTGCGCGCAAAGGCACTGGGCCGAACGCCCGATGGTTCGCCCGCTGCACGGCGCATCGCGCTGGTGGGTGAAACCTACGGCGAGGTGCGCCGCGTGATGGTGGAGGGCGTGTCCGGCATTCTGGATGTGCATACGGCAGCGGAGCGGCCGCGGTTTGAGCCATCGAAAGGGCAGATCGTGTGGCCGAACGGCGCGATTGCACAGGTGTTTTCAGCCGAAGACGCCGATGGCATGCGCGGTCCGCAGTTCGATGCCGCGTGGTGCGATGAAGTTGCCAAGTGGCGCAACGCGGCGGCGGCGTGGGACATGCTGCAGTTTGCGCTGCGTCTTGGGGAACACCCGCAGATGGTGGCGACGACGACACCGCGCGCAACGCCGTTTCTGAAGGCGCTGATGGCAGACGCATCTACGGTGGTGACGCGCGCTGCAACGCTGGCGAACGCCGACAATCTGGCGCCGTCGTTCGTTGAGGAGATGACGCGTCGATACGCGGGTACGGCGCTGGGGCGACAGGAACTTGATGGCGAGATTGTCGATGACACATCGGGCGCGTTGTGGCGGCGTGACTGGATCAACATGCACCGGATGGAGCGCGCGCCGGAGCTGACGGAAATCGTCGTGGCGGTAGATCCGCCGGTGACGGCGACGGCGGCATCGGATGCGTGCGGCATCATCGTTGCGGGGCTGGGCGAGGATGGGCGTGCCTACGTGCTGGCGGATCGCACGTTGCAGGGTCGCGAGCCGCAGGTGTGGGCGCGGGCGGTGGCGGCAGCCTATGCGGAATACCTGGCCGATCGCGTTGTTGCGGAGGTGAATCAGGGCGGCGATCTGGTGACGACGGTGCTGCGCCAGATCGATGACAGCCTTGCGGTGCGCACGGTGCGGGCAACGCGCGGCAAGTGGCTGCGGGCCGAGCCGGTGGCGGCGCTGTACGCGGAAGGCCGGGTTGTGCATGTCGGCATGTTCAGCGCGCTGGAGGATCAGATGTGTGCGTTCGGTGCTGACGGGTTGGTGCGCGGGCGTTCGCCGGACAGGCTCGATGCGCTGGTGTGGGCGCTGACCGACCTGATGATTGCAGGACGGCAGCGGCCGCTGGTGCGGAAGCTGTAAAACGATTGGTTTATGGGCGTGGCAGCGCGATGCGGCCGCGCCATTCATTCTAACTTTGTGTGAAAAGGAAACGCATGTCGCGCATCCTCGATGCGCTCGGCAGGCTTGTGCTTGTCCGCGCGCCAGTCAACGAGCTGAAGGCCAGCGCGAGCGGACCGCTGGTCGCGTGGGAACCATTGGGACGGCCGGCGTGGAGCCCGCGCGATTATGCGGCCTTCGCGCGGGAAGGCTTCATGCAGAACGCGATCGTTTATCGGTCGGTGCGCATGGTTGCGGAGGCCGCGGCGTCGGTGCCGTTGTTATTGTATCGCGGCGATGAGGAAATTGAGCGCCATCCGCTGCTGGATCTGATTGCGCAGCCATCGCCCGACCACACAGTGATCGATTTCACCGAAGCCTGGTATGGCTTTCTGCTTGTGTCGGGCAACGCTTATGTCGAAGCGGTCGGCGTCGGCGGGCGGCTGCGTGAACTTTATGTGCTGCGGCCGGACCGCATGAAAGTGGTGCCGGGGCCGAACGGCTGGCCGGAGGCGTTTGAATATTCTGCCAACGGCGCATCGGTGCGATTTGCCGATGAGGCGGTGCCAGGCGTGCGGCCCATTCTGCATACGCGGCTGTTTCACCCCGACAACGACCATTATGGCATGAGCCCGATCGAAGCGGCGGCGTCGGCGATCGACATACACAATCAGGCGTCGGCCTGGAACAAGGCGCTGCTTGATAATTCGGCGCGGCCATCGGGAGCGCTGGTGTACGCGGCGAACGGCGGCAACTTGACCGAAGCGCAGTTCGGCCGGTTGCGGCGTGAGCTGGAGGAAGCGTTTCAGGGGGCGCGCAACGCCGGGCGGCCGATGCTGCTGGAGGGCGGACTTGACTGGAAGCCGCTGTCGCTGTCGCCGAAGGAGATGGATTTCATCGCCACCAAGCACGCGGCGGCGCGCGAGATTGCGCTGGCGCTGGGCGTGCCGCCGATGCTGCTGGGCATTCCGGGTGACAATACCTACGCGAACTATCAGGAAGCGCAGCGCGCGTTCTGGCGCGGCACGGTGTTGCCGCTGGTGCAGCGTCTGGCGCGTGGACTTTCGGCGTGGCTGGCACCGGCCTACGGCGGCGGGCTGGAACTGCGGCCGGATCTCGATCAGGTGGAAGCGTTGCAGTCGGAGCGGGAAGCGTTGTGGGCGCGTATCGAGCGGGCAAGCTTCCTGACGCAGGATGAAAAACGCGCTGCGGTTGGATATGGCCCGCTTGATGGGAGCGATGCTGCGCCCGCAGATGCTTCGACATTCGGCGGTGATGGGGAATCGTTTGACGGCAGCGCATGACGCGCATCGTACCACGATAGACTTTGACGGATAGCAACCGGAGAAACTGAATGCTGGCAATCGCGACTGCCCGGCCGGGTGGCGTGCGCGCGTCCTCATGTTCGCATGAGGTGAAGTTTACGCAGCTTAACTTGAAAAGCGTGGACCCGAACGGGATGTTCGCGGGCTATGCAAGTCTGTTTCATCGCAAGGACATGGCTGGCGACGTGGTGATGCCGGGGGCGTTTACGGACAGCCTGAAGGCGCGCGGCACGGCTGGCGTGAAGCTGCTGTTTCAGCACGATCCAAATCAGCCGATCGGGGTGTGGACGCAACTGCGCGAGGACGCACGCGGACTCTACGCCGAAGGGCGCTTGATGCCGGAAGTGGCGAAGGCGCGTGAAGTGCATGCGCTGATGCGCGCTGGCGCCATCGATGGATTGTCGATCGGGTTCCGCACGGTGCGCGCGCGGCGCGACCACGTGAGCGGCGTGCGCCGACTGGAAAAGATCGACCTTTGGGAAATTTCGGTGGTGACGTTTCCGCTGCTGCCCGATGCGCGGGTGGCGACGATGAAAGCGCGCGCGCTTGATGGCGCCAGCGCGACCGAACGGGAATTTGAGCGCTGGCTTACGCGGGATGCTGGGCTGACGCGAAGGCAGGCACGCGCGCTGATGGGCAGCGGTCTGCCGGGGCTCAAGGCTTTGCGGGATGCGGGCGGTGAGCGCGAAGCCGGGAGCGATGGACTGGCCGGGCGAATTCGCGCGGCGGCACAGGCACTGCTGGCGACACCACAGCAACAGTAACCGAAACAACAGCAGGACGATATTTGATGCCGGAATTGGAAAACAAGTCGAACGATGCCGCCGTGGGCGCGGCGTTTGACGATTTCATGCGTGCCTTCGAGGCATTCAAGGAGACCAACGACGATCGCCTGGATCAGCTTGAGCGGCGCTCGGCGGTTGATCCGCTGATCGAGGAAAAGCTGAACCGCATTGACCGCGCGCTGGATGACAACCGCCGCGTGGTGGATGATATGGCGTTGAAGGCGGCGCGTCCGGCGATCGGTGGCGAGGCGCCACGCAGCGCAGCATCGCTGGCGCATCGGTCGGCGTTCGACAATTACGTGCGCAAGGGCGAAAGCGGGGCGCTGGCGGATCTGGAGCGCAAAGCGCTTTCGATCGGCAGCAACGCGGACGGCGGTTATCTTGTGCCGGTGGAAACCGAACATGCGGTGAACCGCGCGCTGCGTGACATCTCGCCCATTCGCGCCATCGCCAGCGTGCAGCAGGTGTCGGGGGCGGTCTACAAGCGGCCGTTTTCGATCTCGGGTCCCGTGACGGGCTGGGCGGCGGAAACGGGCGAGCGGACACAGACAACGGCGCCGAAGCTCGATGCGCTGTCGTTCCCGACGGCGGAGCTTTACGCGATGCCGGCAGCAACCTCGGCGTTGCTCGACGACGCAGCGGTGAACATCGATGAGTGGCTGGCCGAGGAAGTGCGCATCGCATTCGCCGAGCAGGAAGGCACGGCGTTTGTGTCCGGCAACGGCACCAACAAGCCGAAGGGTTTCCTGGATTATACGACGGTCGCGAATTCCGCCTGGGAGTGGGGCAAGATTGGCGTTGTCGAGACCGGGGTCAGCGGGGCGTTCCCGTCGTCCGATCCGGTCGACAAGCTGATCGACCTCGTATACGCGCTGAAAGCGGGCTACCGCGCCAACGCGCACTTCGTGCTCAACCGCTCGACGCAATCTCTCATTCGCAAGATGAAGGACGCCGACGACAATTATCTGTGGCAGCCGTCTGCTAACGCGGGCGAAGCTCCGACGCTGATGGGCTTCCCGGTGGCGGAATCGGAGGACATGCCGAGCATCGCGGCGAACAGCCTGTCGATTGCGTTCGGCGACTTCCGGCGCGGTTATCTGATCGTCGATCGGATTGGCATCCGCGTGCTGCGCGATCCCTATTCCGTCAAGCCTTACGTGCTGTTCTATACGACCAAGCGCGTGGGCGGCGGAGTGCAGGACTTCGACGCGATCAAGCTGATGAAGTTCTCAGCTGCAGGCTGAGGTTTTTAGTGGCGGCGGGCGAGCTTTTCGTCTGCGGCGGGCGACTCCCCTTTGGGGAGCCGGCCGCCCGCCGCGAGAAGAGGCGCTTGGTTCTTGTGGCGGCGCACGACAGCCTTACTGGCAGCCGGCCGTGCGCCGCGATGTGCGTATCAATCGGCCGCTGCGGCCGGCTTCGCAATTTTGATTTGCAGTTGCGACTCCGCTGCGCGGAGCCGGCCGCAACTGCATGACTTCTAAAAATAGGACAGCGAATGGCTCTGGTGTTGACCAGTGCGCCCGCTCTGGAGCCGGTGACGGTTTCGGAGGCGAAGGCGCACCTGCGTGTTGATGGAACGGCTGAGGATACTCTGATCGGCAGCCTGATCTTAACGTCGCGCCTGCATATCGAGGCGGCCTTGGGACTGGCGCTGATAACGCAGGGCTGGCGGTTGAAGCTGGATCGCTGGCCGAAAGACGGCGCGGTGGAGTTGCCGTTGGGTCCGGTGCAGGCGGTGACGGGCGTGCGCGTTGTGGACGGCGCCGGTGTTGCGCAAACGGTGCTACCCGAAAGCTATGTGGCGGATGTTGCCAACAGCCCGGCGCGGATTGTGCCGCGCGGAGCGTGGCCGGTGCCGGGCCAGAGAACTAACGGGGTCGAGATCGATTTCAGCGCAGGCTTTGGCCCTGCAGGTGCTGACGTGCCTGCTCCGGTGCGCCAGGCGCTGCTGCTGCTGGTTGCCCATTGGTATGAGCATCGTGATCCGATCGAAGTTGGCTCGACGGCAACGGCAATTCCTGGGGCGGTTTCAAATCTGCTGATGCCCTATCGTGTGGTGCGGCTGTAATGGCGGAGTATGACATCGGCGACCTGCGCACACGCGCCGCGATAGAAACATCGACGTCAACGGATGACGGCGGCGGCGGACGGGCAGTGGTGTGGACGAAGCTCGCCGACATATGGGCATACGTTCGCGCGACGACTGGTTCTGAGGGCTTCGCGCACGACAGGCTTTCGGGCTCAGTGAGCCATGAAATCGTGATGCGGCATCGCGCGGATGTGACGCCGGGCATGCGCATCACGGCTGGGACGCGCGTGTTTGAAATCCGGGCGGTGTTCGATCCCGATGGCAGGCGCCGATGGACGCGCTGTCTGGCGCAGGAGCGTGACCTGTGAAGCTGGGCGTGAGCGTGCGCCCGTTCGACCGCGCGCGCCTGATGCGTCGCGCAGAGGCGATGGTTCAAGCGGCGGCCGCGCGCGTGAGCGGCGGACGCCAGATTGCAAACACCGGCAACACAGGTGGGGCGGTAAATGGTGAACGCGAGTTGGGCACTGCAACAGGCGATGCTGACAGCGCTGACAAGCGATAGCGCACTGGTGGCGCTGCTGGGCGGCACGCATGTGTGGGACAGCGTGCCGGCGCGGGCGCCGTTTCCCTATGTTGCGTTTGCAGGTGCTACCGAGCGGGACTGGAGCACCGGCACCGACCAGGGCAGCGAGCATGCGGTAACGCTGCATGTCTGGTCACGCTACGCCGGGCGCAAGGAGGCGCAGGCGATCATCACCGCGGTGCGTGACGTGCTGCATGAGGCCGAGCTGTCGGTCAGCGGCCATGCGCTGATCAATCTGCGGCATGAGAGTTCGGAAATCGTGCGGCACAGCGACGGCGAAACCTATCAGGGAATTATGCGCCTGCGCGCAGTGACAGAGCCGCGGTGAAGTCTGCGGCGGCAGGGAAGCTATGCTTATAAATTGGGCAACGAAGGGCTGATGTGATGGCGGCACAGAAGGGCAAGGATCTGCTGTTGAAGGTGGATTCAGATGGCTTGGGAACATTTACGACGGTGGCGGGGCTGCGTTCGCGCACGATCGCGTTCAATGCGGAATCGGTGGACGTAACGCACGCGGAGAGCGCGGGGCAGTGGCGCGAGCTGCTGGCGGGCGCGGGTGTGAAATCGGCGCGGGTGACGGGCGCCGGCATTTTCAAGGATGCGTCATCTGATGAAATTGTGCGCAGCTATGTGTTCAATGGCACGATCCGGAACTGGCAGGTGATCGTGCCGGATTTCGGCAGCATTGAAGGGCCGTTCCATATCGGATCGTTCGAGTTGACGGGACGTCATGACGGTGAGGTTGGTTTCGAGATGGCGCTGGAATCTGCCGGGCAGCTGACATTCACCGCTGCGACATAGGCAGGAGCCGTGACGCATTGATCGGCGGCCGCACTCCGGTGCAGAGTTGTGCCCAGGACTATGGGCGCGAGGGGGCACCGGTGAGCACAACGATTGCAATATTCGTGATGGCGGCCATTGCCGAAATAGCCGGATGCTTTGCGTTCTGGGCCGTGGTGCGATTGCAGGCGCCGACCGTGTGGCTGGTGCCCGGCGTGGTCAGCCTGCTGGTGTTCGGCTGGCTGCTGACGCAGGTGGATGTCGACTATGCAGGGCGCGCGTATGCCATTTATGGCGGAATCTATATCGCGGCCTCGGTGGTGTGGCTGATGGCGGCCGAGGGCAAGACGCCGGACCGCTTCGATGTGTTGGGTGCTCTGGTTTCTGTCGCCGGGGCTTTGATCATTCTGTTTGCGCCGCGCAGCGCATAACAACCGACAACTGAGATTGCACGGCCGCAACCGGCGCGGCGCTTCGTGATGGAGCGTTGCGGCGGACGGCCGTGCTGTGGGTTTTTCTGACATCGGGAGATGGTGATGGCGAACGCGCATCGCGGAGAAATAGCGGCTGAGCTGGATGGCAAGGCGTTCAAGCTGGTGCTGACATTGGGCGCGCTGGCGGAACTGGAAGGCGCGTTTGGCGATGACGACATGCTGGCGCTGGCGCAGCGCTTCAGCGGCGGGCGATTGTCGGCGCGTGATTGCGTGCGGATCATTGGCGCTGGGTTGCGTGGCGCAGGCTACGAAATCACCGACGATGCGGTGCGCGGGATGCGCGCGGACGGTGGCGCTGGCGGATACGTCGATATCGTTGCGCGGCTGCTGCGCGCGACGTTCGGCGAAGAGAGCGAAGGCCAGCGGGCATCGGCGGCGGAGGACGCAGAACCCGGCCCTTTCCCTGGGACGATGTGATGGCGGCGGGCTTCGGCCTGTTGGGACTGTCACCGCAGACATTGTGGGCGATGACGCCGCGTGAACTGGCGGCGGCACTGCGTGGCAAACTGGGGCCGCGCATGTCCGGGCCGCTGTCGCGCAGCGATCTGTCAGATCTCCTCGAACGCTATCCCGATCGCGCGCGGCGCTGAAACCTTCAAGGCAATATTGGAGTGCAAATGGCTGAGTGGAGTGACACCGCTGACACGATGACGGTTACGGTGCTGGCCGATACAAGCCAGTTTCAGCAGCAGCTGGCCGACGCATCGCGCATGGGCCGGCAGTTCGGCAACGCGCTGGGTTCGGCATTCGAAGGCATCGCGGTGAAGGGCAAAGGTGCGAGCGATGTGCTGCGCTCGCTGGCGCTGAACCTTTCGCAGATCGTGCTGAAGGCGGCGCTGAAACCGCTGACCCAATCGATGGGCGGTGTGCTGGCGGGATTGTTCAGCGGCGGCGGGCTGGCGTTTGCCAACGGCGGCGTGATTGCGCGCGGGTTACCGGTGCCATTTGCATCGGGCGGTGTGATAGCCAGCCCGACGACGTTTCCGCTGGCTGGCGGGCGCACCGGACTGATGGGTGAGCGCGGTGCGGAGGCGATCATGCCGCTGGCGCGCGGTCCCGATGGGCGTCTGGGCGTTGCGGCACAGGGCATGGGTGGCGGCATGAATGTGACGTTCAACGTGACGGCGCAGGACGCCGACAGCTTTCGCCGTTCGGAAGCGCAGATTGCGGCGATGGTGACGCGCGCGGTGGCGCTGGGCCAGCGCAATCTGTGACGGCGCATGCCGCGCATGAGGCGGCGTGAACCGGGTTTTCATTGGGTGGAGTTGAGCGATGGCATTCCATGAAGTGCTTTTCCCGACCGATATTTCGCGCGGCAGCCAGGGTGGACCGGAGCGGCGCACCGACGTGGTGGTGCTTGGGTCCGGCCATGAGGAACGCAACGCGCGCTGGGCGGATTCGCGCCGTAGCTACAACGCCGGATATGGCGTGAAGTCGCTGAATGATCTCAACGCAGTGATTGCGTTTTTTGAGGAGCGGCGCGGGCGGTTGCATGGTTTCCGTTGGCGCGATCATACCGACGACAGGTCGTGTGCGCCGGGCGCGGATATATCGCCAGACGATCAAGTGCTCGGGCATGGCGATGGCGGGCGGGTAGGGTTTCAACTCATCAAGACGTATGGATCGGCGTTTGCGCCGTGGTCGCGGCTGATCCGCAAGCCGGTTGCTGGATCTGTGCGGGTGGCGGTGGATGGCGTGGAGATCGATGCGGAGCATTTCAGCGTTGATACGGCGTCCGGCGTGGTGACGTTCGATGGCGATCATGTGCCGGGTGACGGAGCTGTGGTGACGGCCGGATTCAGGTTCGATGTGCCGGTGCGTTTTGACACCGACCGACTGGAAATCAATCTGCAGGGCTTCCGTCACGGCGGCATTCCGCAGATCCCGATTGTCGAGCTGCGGCTTTGACGGCGGCGCGCGTAACAGGAGTATGCGGATATGAAGAGACTGCCGGAGGATTTGCAGGCGCATCTGCAAACTGGAGCTACAACGCTGTGCTGGTGCTGGCGGCTGACACGCGGCGACGGCGTGAAAATGGGCTTCACCGATCACGATCGCGATGTGGCGTTTGAGGGCGTGACATACGAGGCGGCCGCGGGTTTTTCGGCCAGTGAGATGCGCGACAGCATTGGTTTGAGCGTCGACAATCTGGAGGTCACGAGCGCGCTGTCATCCGATCGGTTGAGCGAGGCCGATCTGGCGGCGGGCCGCTATGACGATGCGCGCGTCGATATATTCCGCGTCAACTGGGCGGCGCCGGAACAGCGGGTGTTGATGCGTTCGGGCAGTTTGGGCGAAGTGCGGCGCGCGGGATTGAGCTTTACCGCCGAGGTGCGCGGGTTGGCGCACTATCTGCAGCAGCCGAAGGGGCGGCTATACCAGTTCACCTGCGATGCGGATGTGGGCGACGGTCGTTGCGGTGTTTCGCTGAGCGACAGCGCTTATCGCGGCGAGGGCGAGATTGTAGATGTGAGCAGCGCTCGGCTTTTCACCGTCAGCGGGCTTGAAGAATTTGCCGATGGCTGGTTTGCACGCGGCGCGTTGACGTTCACGTCCGGGGCAGCGGAAGGGCAAACCGTTGAAGTCCGCGCGCATACGCAGGCGGGTGAGGCGGTGCGCATTGAGCTATGGGCGCCGGCGCGCGGGCCGCTTGTTGCGGAGCAGACGTTTGTTGTGACGGCAGGTTGCGACAAGCATTGCACGACGTGTGCGGCGAAGTTCGGCAACGCGCCCAATTTCCGTGGCTTTCCGCATATGCCGGGCAATGACTTTCTTACCACCTTCGGGCGGCGCGGCGTCTAGGTCGGCTCGCTGACTAGACGACCTAAAACGCAAACAGCAATCAATCGGATCGATGCCATGACGGACGCGTCACCTGTGGTGGATGCAGCGGCGATCGTGCGCGCGGCGCGCGGCTGGATCGGCACGCCATATCACCATCAGGCCAGCGTGCGCGGTGTCGGGACGGACTGCCTTGGTCTGGTGCGCGGCGTGTGGCGCGAACTTTATGGCGCGGATGCGGAACGGCCGCCGCCATACAGCCGCGACTGGGCCGAGGGTGGTGGCGTGGAGACGATGTTGGAGGCGGCGGCCAGGCATATGCGTCCGGTGACGGATGGTGAGCGGGCGGCGGGGGACGTGGTTGTCTTTCGTATCCGGCCGGGCGCAGTGGCAAAGCACGCCGCGATACTTTCAAGTCCGATGGCGATGATCCACGCGATGGAAGGTGCAACGGTATGTGAGGTGCCGTTGTCGCGCTGGTGGCTGCGCCGGATGGCGGGCGTTTTTAGTTTTCCGCGAGGGGATGTCTGATGGCGACACTTGCACTTGCGGCCGCCGGTGCGGCTGTTGGCGGCGCTGTGCTGCCAGGCGGATTGACGCTGCTCGGCGCGACGATCACCGGCGCAACGCTTGGGTCGCAACTGGGTGCGGTTGCTGGCTCGGTGATAGATCAGGCGCTGTTGGGCGGCTCGGGCAGTACGCGGCACATTGAAGGGCCGCGTCTATCGGAGCTGCACATTACCGCTTCGACGGAGGGCGCTCCGGTGCCGCGCGTTTACGGGCGCGTGCGTCTGGGTGGGCAGGTGATATGGGCGAGCCCGTTCGAGGAGGAGATTGTTTCATCCTCAAGCGGTGGCGGTTCTGGCAAAGGCCTCGGCGGTGCATCGGCGCCTACAACGGTGACGACGCAATACCGCTATTATGCGAACTTCGCCGTGGCGCTGTGTGAAGGCGAAATTGCGGGCGTTGGGCGCGTGTGGGCGGATGGCGTTGAGCTGGATCGCGCGCAGGTGATGCACCGGGTTTATACCGGCAGCGAAACGCAGGATGCCGACAGCCTGATTGCGGCCTATGAGGGGGCTGCGACCGCTCCGGCATATCGCGGCGTTGCGTATGTGGTGTTTGAGCGTCTGGCGCTGGCGCCGTTCGGCAACCGCATGCCGCAGCTTTCGTTTGAAGTCTATCGTACGGTCGATGGCTTCAGCGACAGCATTCGCGCGGTGGTGATGATCCCCGGCTCGGGTGAGTTCGCCTATTCGCCGACGCCGGTGACGCAACTGGTGGGGCTTTCAACACAGCAGCCGGAGAACGTGCACTCACGCCAGGGCGGCACCGATTGGACCGTGTCCCTGGATCAGCTTGAAGAGACGCTGCCGAACGCAAAGCATGTGTCGCTGGTGGTGAGCTGGTTCGGCACTGATCTGCGCGCGGGCGAATGTCAGCTTGTGCCGGGCGTGGAGAACCGCGAGAAAATCACTAGCCCTTATGAATGGACAGTGGCGGGCCGCGCGCGCGCGAACGCATACATGGTGAGCCAGCGCGATGGGCGCGCGGCCTATGGCGGCACGCCGAGCGACCGCAGTGTGATCGATGCCATTCGCGATTTGAATAGTCGCGGCATCGGGGTGACGCTGAACCCGTTCATTCTGATGGATGTGCCTGCGGGGAATGCGCTGGCCAATCCCTATGGGGGCGGCAGTCAGCCGGCTTATCCGTGGCGCGGACGCATTACGGCGCATCCGGCAGCGGGCAGCATCGGCAGCGTCGATCAAACCGGTGCGGCGGGCGCGCAGATCGCAAGCTTCGTCGGCACGGCGCAGGTTGGCCATTTCGCCATTGTTGGCGATGCCGTCGTGTACAGCGGGCCGAATGAGTGGTCATTCCGGCGCATGATTTTGCACCATGCGTTTCTGGCCAAGGCGGCCGGTGGCGTTGACGCGTTTCTGCTGTGCAGCGAACTGCGCGGCTTGAGCTGGGTGCGTGACGGCGCGCAAAGCTATCCTTTTGTCGATGAGCTGATTGCGCTGGCCGCGGATGTGAAGACGGTGCTGCCGGATGTCAAGATCGTCTACGCGGCGGATTGGTCGGAATACTTCGGCCATCAACCGGCGGACGGCACGGGCGATGTGTTTTTTCACCTCGATCCGCTGTGGGCGTCGGATGCGATCGATGCGATTGGCATCGATGTTTACTGGCCGTTGGCGGACTGGCGCGACGGCCGCGAGCATCTCGATCTCATGGCGGGCGTGCGGTCGATTTATGACCACGCGTATTTGAGCGGCAACCTGCGCGCGGGCGAAGGCTTCGACTGGTATTACGCCTCGGCCGAAGATCGCGCGGCGCAGGTGCGCACGCCGATCAGTGATGGCTTGGGCAAGCCGTGGGTCTATCGCTACAAGGATATAAGGTCGTGGTGGCTCAATCGTCATTACAATCGGCCGGGTGGCGTTGAAGCGGCGCTGGCGACCGATTGGGTGCCGCAGTCGAAGCCGTTCTGGCTGATGGAGATTGGCTGCCCTGCTATCGACAAGGGTGCCAACCAGCCGAATGTGTTTGTCGATCCGAAAAGCTCCGAAACGGCGCTGCCGCATTTCTCGCTCGGCGCACGCGATGATTACATGCAGCGCTGTTTTCTGCGCGCCATGATCGAGGGCCTTGATCCGGATGCGGGCGGCTATCTTGATGGCGCGAACCCGGTTTCGGAAATCTACTGCGGGCGCATGGTCGATCTGGCGCGTGTCTATGTTTACACGTGGGATGCGCGGCCGCATCCGGCGTTTCCGAACGATATAGATGCGTGGGGCGACGGCGAGAACTGGGGCGTCGGTCACTGGTTGACGGGCCGCTTCGCCAGTGCGCCGCTGGCCGATACGGTTGCACGGCTGCTGGAGGATTATGGCTTCGATGCGCACGATGCGCGCGGCCTGACGGGGACCGTGCCGGGATATCTGATCGATCGCGTGATGGCGGCCCGCGATGCGTTGCAGCCGCTGGAGCTGGCATACTTTTTCGATACGCTGGAAACCGGCGGTGAGATCGTATTCCGGCATCGCGGTGCGACCGCTCCGGCAATCGATCTGGAACTGGATGATCTGGTCGAGGCAAAGCCAGACTCGGCATTGCTGGCGTTGACGCGCGGCCAGGAGACCGAACTGCCAGCGTCGGCAAAGCTGCGCTACATCGCGGCCGCGTCGGATTACAGCCAGGCGGTGGCGGAGGCGCGCAGGCTGACCGGCGCCAGCGGACGCGTGAGCCAGGCTGATCTGCCAATCGTGTTGGAGTCGCAGCAGGCGGATGCGATTGCGGAGACGTGGCTGTTTGAGGCCTGGGCGGCGCGCGAGCGGGCGAGTTTCAGTTTGCCGCCGAGCATGCTGGCGCTGGAGCCATCGGATGTGGTGCGCATTGGCGATGGCGTTGATGCGCGCGCGTTTCGTGTGACGGAGATTGGCGAGCGCGGTGTGCGCGAAGTGGAAGCACGCAGTGTCGATCCGGAGCTTTATGGCGCGCTTTCGGGACAGGAGCGGCCGACGCGGCCGGGTGTGCCGGTGGTGGCTGGTTCACCGCTGGTGGCGTTCATCGATCTGCCGCTGCTGCGTGGCGATGAGCCGCCCGCAGCGGGATATGTTGCGGCCAGGCAGACGCCGTGGCCGGGTGGCGTTGCGATCTACGCCTCGCCGGAAACAACAGGCTATACGCTGAAGACGCTGGCGAGTGCGCCGGCGACGATGGGCGTGACGCTCGACCCGTTGCCGGTGGGGCCGGAGGGGCGTCTCGATCATGCGGCAAGCGTGCGCGTGCAGGTGGAAGGCGAGCCGCTGACATCGGTGACGGCGCTACAACTGCTGGCGGGGCGTAATTTGGCGGCGATCCGCAACGGCGGTGGCGAGTGGGAGGTGCTGCAGTTCATGACTGCGACGCTGGTGGAGCCGGGCGTCTATCAGCTCGGCGGTCTGTTGCGCGGCCAAGGCGGAACCGAGTTTGCGATGCGCTCGGAGGTGGAGAGCGGCGCGCAGTTCGTGCTGCTCAATTCATCGGTGGCGCGCATCGATCTTTCAGCGTCGGAAATCCGCGCGCCCTATTCATGGCGCTATGGGCCATCGATCCGGGATATAGGGGATGAGACGTATCGGACCACGACATACAGCTTCGCGGGATTGGGGCTGAAGCCGCTATCGCCGGTGCATGTGCGTGCACGGCGCGATGATGGCGATGTGTACTTGAGCTGGATACGGCGCACGCGTATCGGCGGCGATAACTGGGAAGCGCCGGAAGTACCGCTGAGCGAAGACAGCGAGCGCTATGAGGTGGACGTGCTGGATGGCGGTGTGGTGGTGCGGACGTTAACGAGCGACGTGCCAACGGCGATCTATACGGCTGAGCAGCAGGTGGCTGATTTTGGTGGTGCGCAGGAGGCGTATCAGGTGCGTGTCTATCAGCTGTCAGCGAGTTACGGGCGCGGCACGGGACGCGCGGCGTTGGTGTAACGCGACGCAATTGCAGCTGCGTGCGATAGCCGGGAAGATGTGCGTGCCCGGCGCAGATTAAGGGTATCCGATAGTGCTTGAACAGCCGCCGTGGTTGGCCGCCGCGTGGGCGGAGCTTGGCCAGCGCGAAGTGCGCGGCAGTGCGGATAACGCCCGCATTCGTGCGTTATTTCGCGAGGTCGGACATCCCGCTATCCTGCATGACGAAGTGGCGTGGTGCGCGGCATTTGTTGGTGCATGTCTGGAACGGGGTGGGCTGGCGTCGACGCGTTCGCTGATGGCGCGTTCATATCTGCGTTGGGGCGATGATGTGTCCGCCGGCCGTATCGGCGCTGTCGCGGTGTTGAGCCGCGGGCGCGATCCAGCGGCGGGTCATGTCGGCTTTCTGATGGGTGAAACGCCGACGCATGTCGTGCTGTTGGGCGGCAATCAGGGCGATGCGGTGAGCGTGGCCGCGTATCCGAAAACGCGATTGCTCGGGTTGCGATGGCCAGCGGCGGCGGCAGCGAAAAGCGCTGGGCGAAAAGAGGCCGGCACGCGTGCGGCAGGCGATGCGCTGTTCGACGAAGCGCTGGCGCACGTGCTGGAGATGGAAGGTGGCTACACCGACGATCCGCATGATCCCGGTGGGCCGACCAACAGAGGCATAACTCTGGCAACCTATGCGGCGTGGCAGGGTGTGCGGCTGAATGCGGCGACGCGGTCGGGGCTGAAGGCTGAGTTGCGCCGGATCGGTGCGGATGTCGTGCGCGACATCTATTTCGCGCGCTACTGGAGCCTGGCCCATTGCAGCGAGATGGCGCCGGCGCTGGCGTTTTTCCACTTCGATGCTGCGGTGAACCACGGCGTGACCGGCGCGATGCGTCTTTTGCAACGCGCGGTCGGGACGGATGTGGATGGCGAGATCGGCCCCAATACCCGGGCAGCGATTGGACGGCTGTCGGTTGAGCAGTGCCTTGAGCGCTACGCCGAGGTGCGCCGTGCGCGGTATCGCGCGCTGCCGCATTTCTGGCGCTTCGGCCGCGGGTGGCTGCGCCGTGTGGATACGACGCTGGCGCGTGCGCGCAAGGTTGTGCGCGCTGGAGCGGGAGCGCAGCAGGCAACGGATCAGGTGCAGGAGAAAGAGATGTCGAGCATGAATGAAAGTGTGCGGATGCAGGAACAGTCGGGGCCGGTACAGCAGCAGGAGAGCACGACGAAATGGTGGGGGCAGTCGATCACCATCTGGGGTGCGATGATTACAGCGCTTTCGACCGTGCTGCCTGCGATCGGCCCGGCATTCGGCGTTGATATCACGGGCGATCTGGTGCGCGAGGCAGGTGAAGGCATTGTGCTGACGGTGCAGGCGGTGGGCGGCCTCATCGGCACGCTGATGACGATTTACGGCCGCATGCGTGCATCGACAGGACTTACGCAGCGCAGCATGCAGATGAAACTCTAACGTGACGGAAGCGCTGCATGCTCGCGTGTTGTGCTTCGCCATTCATGATGGGTTCAGCGGCGGCGGAATATCCGATGTGCAGGCCATTCATCTCCATTGTTCACATCATGATTGTAATGCGCATCGTTATTTTGTCGCTGCTGCTCGCTGTCGTCGCGCAATCAGCGACCGCAACTGATTGCTATCCGGATTGGTCGGACGCTGCTCCGATCGTGCATCGGGAAAAACTGGCGACGGTCGAGGCGTTGTCAGCGGGAGCCGCCGCGCATATGCCGGGCGATATTGTGCGAACGACGCTTTGTGTCGAGAACGGCATATTCGTCTATCGGCTGCTGGTGCGCGAAGCCGGGGGCAGGCTGGTGAACCATACTGTGGACGCGCGACAACCATTTGCGCGCTGA